GGCATCAACGGATACAGGCCAATGACCTCGCCTTTGCCGTTTCGGATAATCTGTGCGTAAGCATTGCCATACAAGAGCAGGTGGCCCATCAGCGTTTCCCGGAAATTGAACGAGGTCATTTCCGGGTTTGGTTCATCATGGAGCAGGTGATACAGCGGATGGGTGAGCGCCTTTTCCTTATTGCCGTTTTCCCCGTAGCGGTACACATGGAGGGGAAGCCCCGCCACCGCTTCGGAAAGGATACGGACGCAGGAATATACTGCGGTCATTTGCATAGCCGTCCGCTCATTTACCGGCTTTCCGCTGGTAGAGCTGCCAAAGAAAAAAGAAAAGCGGCTGCCTCCCAGCGCGTCCTTCGCCCGGCGCATATCCTCTGGCTTATCCCGCGCTGAAAACATCCGGGTAAAAATATTCATATCAGCAAAAGCCCCCTTTCATCATAAATGGAAGCGCCGGTCATTCCGCCGCCCCGGACAGCCCGGTCAAGGGCCATAATGGTCGCCACCGCGCCGTCAATCTTCTCCGTGGATTTCTCCTTATCCGGTTTTAGGTTCCCTGCCGGATCAGTGCGCACATGAATGTTATCCATCATCCAGCGCAATACCGGGTGGCCGCCATGGGCGAGCTGTTCATCCAACGTCAGGCGCATAAGCTCCTTTGTAGGCGGCGACATATCCTTAAAGCCCTGCCCAAAGGGAACCACTGTAAAGCCAAGGCCCTCCAAGTTCTGCACCATCTGCGCCGCGCCCCAGCGGTCAAACGCGATTTCCAGAATGTTGTACTTTGTGCCAAGCTCCTCAATAAAGGATTCGATAAAGCCATAATGCACCACATTCCCCTCGGTGGTTTTCAGATACCCCTGCTTCTCCCACACGTCATAGGGAACGTGATCCCGGCGCACCCGAAGCTCCATATTGTCTTCCGGTATCCAGAAAAACGGGAGGATGGCGTACTTGTCGTCCGAATCCTCCGGCGGAAATACCAGCACAAAGGCCGTTATATCCGTTGTGGAAGAAAGGTCAAGGCCGCCATAACACCTCCGGCCCCGCAGAGCCTCCGCGTTGACCGCAAAGGCGCATTTATCCCACTTCTCCATGGGCATCCACCGGACAGCCTGCTTTACCCACTGGCATAACCGAAGCTGCCGGAACAGATTTTCCTCGGCGGGGTTCTGCCTTGCGCTCTCGCAGGCCGCTTCCAGCTTCTCCACATCCACCGTGATACCGAGGGATGGGTTAGCCTTGGCCCACACTTCATGGGAAGTCCAGTCGTCCGCCTCGTCTGCGCCGTAAATCACCGGATAGAAAGTCGGGTCGATCTTCCGCCCGTCCAGAATGTCCCGCGCTTTCTGGTGTACCTCATAGCAGATTGAGTTGGTATCATTGCCCGCCGTGGTAATAAGAAAATACAAGGGCTGCTTTCTTGCGTCGCCGGAGCCGTGGGTCATAACATCATAAAGCTGACGGTTGGGCTGTGCATGAAGCTCGTCGAACACAACCGCATGGACGTTCAAGCCGTGCTTGGTATAAGCTTCTGCGGATAACACCTGATAGAAGCTCCCCAGCGGTTTGTAGATCAGCCGCTTTTGGGACAGCACCGGTTTAATGCGGGATTTCAGCGCCGGGCATTGCTCCACCATGCCGCAGGCCACGTCAAAGACAATCGACGCCTGCTGCCGGTCAGAGGCACACCCGTAGACCTCGCCGCCATATTCCATGTCCCCGCAGGTAAGGAGCAGCGCCACCGCAGCGGCCAGCTCCGATTTCCCCTGTTTCTTGGCAATCTCCACATAAGCCGTATTAAACTGGCGGTATCCATTGGGCTTCACAATGCCGAACAGGTCGCGGATGATCTGCTCCTGCCAGTCGATTAGGTCAAAATTCTGCCCGTACCACTCACCCTTGGTATGCTTCAGACAGCCGATAAAGGAAACGGCCAGTTCCGCCAGCTCCTCGTTGTAGTG